ACCAAAGAAGAACAGATTGCTAAACTGCAAGAACAGATTGACGCTATAAAAGGAGTCGCATAATGCCTATAACCTTAGACGGCACAAACGGAATTACACAGGCTGGAGAGTTTAACTCCGATAGTAGCTTTGGTTTCAAGAATCGCATCATAAATGGTGCGATGGTTATTGACCAAAGAAACGCTGGTGCTAGTGTAACAATTACAAATACATCAGATACAACTTATACATTAGATAGATTTGGTGCTTATGGTTCACAAGCATCAAAATTTAGCGTTCAACAAAACGCTGGTTCTGTAACTCCACCAGTAGGTTTTAGTAATTATTTGGGTGCAACTTCTTTATCAGCATATACAGTAGGTTCTGCTGAAGTTTTTGACATTCGTCAATTTATTGAAGGATTTAATACGGCTGATTTAGGATGGGGAACTGCCAATGCTAAGACTGTTACTTTGTCATTTTGGGTGCGCTCTTCATTAACTGGCACTTTTGGCGGTGCAGTAACCAATAATGCAAATACTCGTTCTTATCCATTTACCTACACAATTTCTGTCGCAAATACTTGGGAATACAAAACAATCACTATTGCTGGCGATACATCAGGCACTTGGGTTGGTGCTACTAATGGTGTTGGCCTTAAACTGTTTTTAGGTCTTGGTGTAGGTTCTACACTTAGCGGAACTGCTGGTGCGTGGGCTGGTTCAAACTTTTTATCAGCCACAGGAGCAACATCCGTAGTCGGCACTAACGGAGCAACTTTCTACATTACAGGAGTTCAGCTAGAGGTAGGCTCTACAGCTACTAGCTTTGATTACAGACCTTACACTACAGAACTACAGCTTTGCCAACGCTATTATCTGCTACTCGTAAGAGGAACTGATGTATATTTTTCAAACGCATATTATTACGGAAATAATAATTTGTATGGACATATTACTTTACCAGTCACCATGCGAACAGCACCAACTTCTGCAATAGTTACTGGAACTAACTATTATGTTCTTTGGTATACAAACACTGCAGACTATATTAATAGTTTAGATATTGTATATTCAAACTCACAGAATGTGTCTTTTAGGAACACAGCCGAAGCAAGTGGCGTTGCAGGTAATGCTGGCGGTCTTTTCACAGGAGCTTCTGCTTCATTTGTTGCGTTACAAGCGGAGTTATAAAAAATGTATAAATTGTTAAAAGGTATGAGAAATGAAGTGTGTGCTATTTCTACACAAGTAGGCAATGTTTTATACAGCATCCCACTAGAATCAGACAACACCGACTACCAAGCCTTCAAAAAAGAAGTCTTAGCTGGTGCAGAACTGCAAGATGCCGATGGGAATGTGATGACGGATGCTAGTGCGTTTATAGCTACGCTGCCATGACAGAATATGATTTAAAACTCCTAAGCCACGAAGAAGTCTGTAAGGTTCGCTACGAACAGATTAACGCTAGACTAAAGAGACTAGAACAGATTCTCATAGGCACTGCTGGGTTCATTATTATCACACTATTAACATTAGTATTAAAATGAGAGAAATATCAGTTGGTAGTAATCTTACCGCTAATACTCTTACAACGCTGTATACTGTACCACGCCAGCATACTGCTCGGTTTTATACTCTGTACGCCCACAACACAGGCGGTTCTACAAAGCATTTTAGTACTTGGTGGTATGACAAGAGCGCAAACACAGAGATTGTTATTTTATTAGAATATAACCTCACCAGTAAGACATATCTGCATTTAAATGGTTCTTCGTATATATTCTTTGAAGAAGGTGATGAACTTAGAGTTAAGTCTGAAGCTGGGTCAGCAGTAAGCTGTATTGCTACTTTTGAGCAAGAGTATAAATCCACTTCACAACACGGATAATGATTATGCCACTCGCTAAAGGTAAATCACAGAAGACAATCAGTAAGAATATCTCTAAACTGGTTAAAGAAGGTCGTCCTCAGAAGCAGGCTGTAGCCATCGCTTTATCAACCGCTAAAGTAGCTAAACCCAAGAAGAAAGGTAAGTAATATGCCAATGGTCAAAGACAAGAAGTTTCCTTACACAATGAAGGGTAAGAAAGAAGCAAAGACATACGCTAAGAAGACTGGTGCTAAAGTAAGCACTGCACCAAAGGCTAAACCTATGAAGAAGATGGGAGCTATGCGTGGCTACTAAGCCGGGTCTCTATGCCAATATCGCAGCCAAGCGTCGTCGTATCAAGGCTGGCTCAGGCGAGAAGATGCGTAAGGTAGGCAGCAAAGGCGCACCTTCGGCACAGGACTTTAAAGACGCTGCTAAAACAGCTAAAAAGAAGAAGTAATGCCTAAGAAGGAATACCAGAATCCTGAAGGTGGTTTAAACGCCAAAGGAAGGGCTTATTTCAAGCGAACTGAAGGCGCTAACCTCAAACCTCCAGTTTCGGCTAAAGCGGCTGCAAAGTCCCCTAAAGCAGCTAAAAGGCGTAAGTCTTTTTGTGCAAGGATGGGCGGTGTTAAAGGTCCAATGAAGGACGAAAAAGGTAGACCAACAAGAAAAGCATTAGCACTAAAGAAATGGGATTGCTAGATGGCAACTACAACATATTTACAAGCAGTCAATAGCGTTCTTCGTCGCTTACGAGAGAACGAAGTATCGACTGTTAATGAGACAGCTTATAGCAAGATGATTGGCGAATTAGTCAATGATGCTAAATCGTCTGTCGAAGCTGCTTATGGCTGGAATGCTCTGTCAGAAACTTTGACAGCAACCACTACTGTTGATATATTTAGTTATGTCTTAACTGGCTCTGGTGTGCGGTTTCGTGTCTTAAATGTCATTAACGACACCTCTGATACATTCTTACGATTAGCACCAGTGTCTTACATGACACAACAATTTTTACCTACGAGTCCACAAAAAGGCGCACCACAGTATTATAACTTTAATGGTCAAGATGCTAACGGAGACACTTTAGTTGATGTCTTTCCGATTCCTGATACTGCATATACCTTACGATTCAATGTTATATTGCCACAGCCAACACTAACATCTGATAATACGATTATTAAAGTACCTGCTGATATTGTTATTCTAAATGCTTACGCTAGAGCAGTAGTTGAGCGTGGCGAAGATGGCGGTCTTGCTTCTTCTGAAGCCTATGCTTTAGCTCGTAACTTAATGGCTGATTACATATCGCTAGAATCTAATCGTTATGTTGAAGACACTAATTGGGTTCCAAGTTGAGCAAACAGATTGTTACATCTTCTATATCAGCACCGGGCTTTGCAGGACTAAATCTTCAGGATGCTCCTACTTCGCTAGAGGCTGGCTTTGCTCTTGAGGCAAACAACTGCATTATTGACAAGTTTGGTCGTATCGGCGCTCGAAAAGGATGGACAACCTATCTTCCTACCAATGCTGATTTAGGCACTGCTGTAGTAAAAACCATTGCGGAGATGTTATCTCCTACAGCAAGCGACAATCAGTTATTTGCTGCTGGTAATAACAAGTTATTTTTGTCTACTGGTTCTGCGTTAGCACAGAAGTTAGTGCGTAATAGCGGTGACACAGCTAACGCAACTTACACCATTACCGACAGTCATTGGCAAGTAGCATCGCTACCAGATTCTACCGGTGTTCGAGCTAGAGCAGTTCTTACTCAGGCTGGACACAAAGCACTATACTTTAGTTATTCAAGCGTAACAAGTTCGTATGTGTTTAAAATACTTGCTGATGTAGCAACATTACCAGTAACACCGATTGCACACACAAGTAGCACATTCACTCCAAATACTTGTCTAGCCGCATATGGACGAATTTGGACTGCAGACATTGCTGGCGATAGACAGACAGTCTATTTTAGTGACTTACTAAACCCACTAAACTTCCAAACAGGAACTTCTGGTTCTTTAAATATTGCGGAAGTTGTTGGCGATGGCGACCCTATCGTAGCTTTAGCGTCTCATAATGGTTTCTTGCTGATATTCTGTGAGAACCACATTGTAGTTTATGCCAATGCTCAAGACCCGTCAATACTTTTATTACAAGATATTGTAAACGGAATTGGTTGTATTGCTAGAGATTCGGTTCAAAACACAGGAACAGATGTTGTCTTCTTATCTGCTACTGGAGTTCGTAGCTTTACAAGAACTATTCAAGAGAAGTCCCTACCGATGCGGGATATTTCTAAGAATGTTCGAGATGAGCTATTAGAATCACTGACAAACACATCGGATTTAAAAAAAATTAAGTCTGGGTATTCCAGCATTGAGGCAGCCTATGTGTTGTCGTTCTCAGAGGACGATATTGCTTATTGTTTTGATATGAGAGGAGCATTACAGGATGGGTCTGCTAGAACAACAACTTGGACTAGTATCACACCTACAGCGTTTTACACAACTGCAAACCGACAATTTCTTATCGGGAAAGCGGGATATATTGGGCTGTATAACGGATACAATGATAATGGTAGCACTTACCGCATGGTTTACTATTCCAGCTACTTTGACTTCCAGCAACCAACTGTCTCCAAAATCCTAAAGAAAGTAGAAATGCTTGTCTTGGGCGCACAGAACCAAGATATTACCCTGAAGTGGGACTTTGATTTTAAGAAGTCATATCAGTCTTCTACCATTACTGTAGACCCAACAACGATTGCAGAGTATGGGCTTGGAGAGTATAATATTGGTAACTATTCTGGTAGCATTATTATATTTAACTTAAACTTAAATGCTGGTGGCACAGGTAAAGTATTACAGTTCGGATTTGAAACAGATATTGATGATAATGCAGTGTCTATCCAAAAGGTAGATGTCTTTGTTAAAGGCGGGAAAACATTATGAGTAATTACACAAAAGCAACAGACTTCGCATCCAAAGATGCCCTAGCGTCTGGTAATCCATCTAAACTAGTTCGTGGCTCAGAGATTAATACTGAGTTTGCAGCGATTCAAACTGCAGTGAACAGTAAGGCTGATTTAGCGTCTCCAACCTTTACTGGTACGCTAACGGCTGTTACAGTAGCTGTTACAGGTAATCAGACCATTGCAGGTACATTAAATGTTACAGGCGCATTAACTGCTGCTTCAGTGGATGGCGGGACATTCTAATCATGGCACAGATTATCGACAAACAGATGTCTGCTACGGAGATTATCCGTAAAGACCTAGAGCGTGGTGGCTTTACCAAACAAGAAGAGAAATTCTTAAAAGGTTTAGCCCTGTTGATTAAACAAGAAAAAGCAGTAGTTGTTAGACACAACAATACTGTGTTTGTCGGTATCCGTAAAGAACCCGGCGTATTAGAAGTGCATATGTACACACTAGATACTCCTAATATGCTGTTAGGCGCAATGAAGGTCGGTATTGATGCAGTCAAGAAAGCTGGTGTAAAAAAACTTCTCATTGAAACTGAAAATTACAAATTAATAAAAATGTTGCAACAAATGAATTTACCTATTGAAGAAAAGAAAAAAGGTAAAATGTTTACAGTAACAGTGAGGATAAACTAAAATGGGCGGAGCCGTTCAAGCAGTTGTTGATGTGGTCTCTGATGTCGGAGAAGCCGTTGGAGGTGCCATTGCGGATGTCGGAGAAGTCGTTGGAGGAGCGCTTGGCGATGCTGGTGAATTTATTGACCAGAATGTCTTACAGCCAGCACTACAAGACCCTGTAGGTACTATTGTAAAAGTGGCAGCGATTGCTGCAGCTCCTGCTACTGGAGGAACATCGTTGTATGCTATTCCTGCTTATACTGCAGCTAAAGCAATTGATGCTGGATTACCTATCGAAGATGTAGCATTTAGAGCAGCCGTTTCTGCTGCGGCAACTGCTGCAGGTGTAGAAGTTAGTGACTATATTGGAACAATGGCAGAGTTTGGTACTGAGCTTGGTTCTCAACAAACAGCAATGTTAGCAGCACAGAATGCTGGTATTGGTACAGGTAGTGCAGTATCAACTGCAGCAGGACAAGTTGCTGGTGGCGCTGCTTCAGGTGCAATTGGTGCTGGTGTCACAGGTGGAGATATTGGACAAGGATTATTGTCTGGCGCAACAAATGCAGCTATTGGACAAGGTGTTAATACAGCAGTAGATTATGGGGCGGGTTTATTGACCCCATCAACAGTGCCAAGCAATGTAGTAGCAAGTAATACTTCAGGAACAACATCCGATGTTGGTGTTGACCCTACTTATCAAGCATGGCAAAACGCCATTAATAGCGGTGATATTATACCGAATAGACCACTAACACAAGCGGAGTTACAAGCAGCAGGAATAACTACAGGGAATACAGGTATGGATGAACTATTTAATACTACTGGCGAAGACTTTAACATGGGCGGCATATTTAGCGGCACAGGTGAAGACTTTAACATGGGCGGCAATCCTAACATCATCCCCGGCGAACTTGGGGACATCTTTCAAGACGCTCAAGGTAACATTATTCTGTCTTCCGGCTCTGACATCCAAGCTGCACAGTCTCTTGGTTTAGATTCTACCGCATTAACTAACTATGCTAAACAGTTCGGGACTCAAGCTCTTAGAGCGTTATTGGGCACTAGAGGAGGCACTGCTGGACAAGGCGGTACTGCTGGCGGTGTTGGGACACAAGGTGGTCTATTAAACGCTGGTGCTAACTATTTCTTGTCTGACGCTGCTCGTAGAGCAATTCAGTCTGCTTCACAACAATCTACTCAACAACAATTAGAAGCTACTCGCAGAGCAGAACAGTTTGCTACATTTAAACCTGTTGGCGTAACTACCGCTTTTGGTCAGTCTAACTTTGGCTTTGACCCAACAACAGGACAGCTAGTATCAGCAGGATACACTGCTACTCCCGAAGTGGCTGCACAGCGTCAGCGTCTCTTTACTCTCGGTGCTGAAGCACTGCCAACTACTGCAGACACCACTGCATTACAACAACAATATCTTGAGCAACAGCGTGGCTTATTAGCTCCAAGTCGTGAACAACAACTAGCTCAGTTGCGTAATCGTCAATATCAGCGTGGAACCACTGGTTTAGCTACTGGTGGAACTGTAGCTGGATACGCTCCCAATGCTGCTGGTTTAATGGCTACAAATCCTGAGATGGCTGCTTATTACAATGCACTTGCAAGAGAAGACGCTACTTTAGCAGCTAACGCTCCTACTTATGCTCAAGACTTGTTAAATAAGAGAATTGCTTCTGGTACAAACCTATTTACTCAAGCTGGTGCTTTAGAGACAATGGCACAACAGCCGTTAACACTTGGAGCTGGTCTAGGCGCTCAAGCCGCTACAGCAGGGTCAAGAGCAGGACTATACGGATTAACAGGCGGACAAGGCGCTGCTCAGACTCAACTATATGGTAATGTTGCTGGTGCGTCAGGTCAACTAGGACAAGCTCAAGGACTGCTTACTGGTGTAAGTCCTTATTTACAGCAAGCTGGTAACTATGTACTTAATAATTGGTTAGCATAAGGAATAATCATGGCAGATATGTTTGATAAAGAAGAGTTAAGTATTGTTGGTGGATTGTTTCCAAATGCTTTAGCAACTGCAGAAGCAGAGAAGTTAGCACAACAAGAACTTGCCTATAAGCGCTTTAGTGGCGCTGCTGGTACACAGAATCCTTTTGCTGGTCTTGCTGGTTTATCAGGAATGTTTGCAACCGCTGGAGGACAAGAACTTCGTGGTCTAGCAGGCGCACAAAGTCCAACAATGCAGTTAGTATCTTTGCGTAACCAAGCTGCTAAACAGTTTGACACAAACACTCCTGAAGGATTAGTACAGATGGCTCAGTTCTTAAATCAGCAAGGCGATGCCGCTGGTGCAAGACAGGCTATTATGGTGGCACAAGGTCAAAACCGCAGAGGTTTAGAAGCTGAGAAACTACAGGGAGAAATAGGAATTCAAGGTCGTGAGATTAAAGAAATTGGTGTAAGTCCTGAACTTGTACAAAAAGCTGTAGTGGATAAAAATGGAAATGTAATTAGAACTCTTGGTTCTCCTTATAGTCGTTTTACAAGCAAACAAAGCATTAGTGTTGACGCTAAAGGCGAAACTAAGTTTGTTGAACAACTCGGTAAGAATGATGCAGAAACAGTTACAGAGGCAATGAAAACCAGAGCTATAGCTTTTTCAACTATTCAGTCATTACAGAAATTAAAATCATTAAACAATCAAGAACTAATTAGCGGTACTTTAGCTACTGGTCGTGTAGGCGCAGCTAATCTATTAGCGACACTGGGGCTTGCTTCCAAAGACGATGCTAGCCGTATCGCTAACTCACAGCAATATGATAAAGTTGCTAAAGATGTTATATTCCAAACACTGGGCGGTAAACTTGGTGCTGGCTTTTCTAACGAAGACCGCAGATTTATTGAAGCACTTATTCCACAACTTGAAACTAGCCCAGAAGCCCGTAGACAGCTCATTAACTATATGATTGGGAAGAATCAACTTATTGTTGACGAAACAACAAGACTTGAAAACTATGGTCGTGCTAATAAAGGTCTTGGTGGTTTTGATTATAAAATTCCAAGAGAAACTATTGCGCCTCCAGCATCTAAACCACAATTTACTCGTCAAGAACTAGAAGCTGCATTAGCAAAAAAACTACAAGAAGGTAAGAAATAATGGCTAATATTTCTGATTTATCTATTGATGAGCTTAAACGCAAGTTAGCAAATAACGAATATATTGGCTATGCTGAAAAGTCAGTACTAGATACTTCTCCTACTTCGTTTACTGATATTGCAAAAAATACTCTTGAGTCTGTTGCAAAGGGTTCAGCTAAAGGAATTATTGATTTAGTTGGTGGCTATGAATCATTGTATAACTATCTTCAGGCTGATAAAAATCCTGAAGCATTTAAACCTTCAAGAATTTTAGGTGCAATAAAAAATATTACTGGTATTAATTTAGAATCGGCACCATACACAACACCATATAATATTGCAGCAGCTGGCGCACCCGCCGCAGCGCTAACCGCCGTTGGTGTTCCCGGTTTATTTAAAGGTGGTCCTGTTTCTGCCCCAGCTAAAGAATTTGCTGTTGCTGGTGCATTGGGCGGTGCAGCTCCATTAATCACTGAATCACCTTTCGGTCAAGCAGCAATTCAAATTAGTCCTTATGCGGCTAAGGGTGGTTTTACAAGTATCCAAGGCGCAGCAATGCGTCCACAAGGAGCATTCCCGCCTGCATCTGAAACTCAAGCATTATTAAATGTTGGTCCTATGACACCGGGACAGTTAACATTAAATCGCCAACAACTTGCAACTGAAGCCCGTGTTGCTGCTTCTCCAAAAGCTGCTGAAGCTCCGGGATTCTTTAAACAACAGGCAGAATCTGTACAAACCTACTTAGACGATTTGTTTACTAGGTCTACTCAAAAAACATTAAATCCTGAAGACTTAACTCAATCGGTATTGACATCTTTTCAAAACTATGGAAAAGCGTTGTCTACAAGATTGCGCTCTGATGCAAATAAAGATTTCAATGCAGCCAAGAGAGCTGGTGGAGAAATCAATACACAACCTGTACTTGATGTTGTACAAACTAGGCTACAAGGTATTCCTCCAGAAACACCCGGTTTTGAGGGCTTACGCAGTGCATTAGGTCGAATTGCAGATGAATTTACTATTCCAGAAGTCCCAGCTTCAGTAACTCCTAGTGCCATTATTGGTCCAACAGGACAGCCTGTGGATGTTAAGGTTGTTCCCGGAACACCTGCTCAAGCACAGAAAATTAGCATTGATAGACTTCAAAAGAATCTATCGGCATGGGGCGAAGCCGCTTATAGCGGTAAAGCAGATTTTGGAAAAGGTAATATATTTGAAGGTGTTGCTCCCGGACAAGCTAAAGCAATTTCACTTGATGTGTTGCGTGGATATAAACAAGCCCTAGATGATGCAATTCAAAGCGGAGTTCCCGGAGCCGATAAATTAGTTCAAGCTCGTGATAATTTTGCAGGTAATATTAGACGAATTGAGGAATTTGCTAATCGTCCATTAGTTAAATCTTTTGATGTTGAAAGAGCAACGGATTTGGTTCCAGAACAAGTTATCACTAAGTTAAAAACTGCACCTGAATCACAACGAGCCATTCTACTTGATGTCTTACAAAATAATCCCGATGCGTCTGTTATTTTAGATACTATTAGAAGGTCTACTTTTGATGACATTTTAAACAAAGCAAAAGCAACTGGTGCCGCAGCTACTGCACCTGAATTTAATATTGATGTTGCTTTAAAAGAACTTAATAAGAAAGAGAATGATTTTAACTTCTTATTTAAGACTAAACAAGAATTGAATGACGCAAGATTAGTATTAAACTACATGAAAAGAGCTGTACAAAGTGAAACAGGTGGAGCAGCTACTGGAATGGCAGGAAGCACCGCTTATGCTACTACTAAAGCTCTTGGCGGAAACACGCAGTTAGCCAACGCAACAAAAGAGTTAACTGATGTTATTAGAGATAAGATAACTAATTCTGCTGATTTTTCTGCAGTGTTGTTTAATCCTGATTCTAAAGATGCGCTGTTAAAACTAGCTAAAGGTCGAACAACTTTAGGTGTTGTTAAAGATGCAACAAAAGTAATTGGTAAAACTGCTGGAATTGTAGCTCTTCGAGGTGGTCCAATGTTGTCCGTTGAACAGGCTCCAACAGAAGCTGTCAACGCCCAGCCACAAACTGGCGCAGTTTCAATTGAGTCGTTATCTGTTGATGAACTTCAACGATTGTTAGAAGAACAACAATAAGAATATGAACTATGTCAGACCAATTTGGGTTTCTCGAAGGAGCAAAGTCTGTAACAAGTAGTATGGATGCCAGCCGTCAGGCTAGTAAGTCCATTACCAAGAGCATTACTGATGTACAAAAAGATGCTGTAGATGTTGCTCAACAGCGTCTAAACGAACGCCGTAGAGAACAGTATGTCCATGCAGACAGTACGATTGTATCTGCTGTCAACGAGTGGGAACGCTTACTACGAGCAAAACAAACTGAAGAACAACTACAACGAGACATTATTCGTCAACACGGTAAAGCTGCGTGGGCGGAGATTCAACAGATAAAACAACGACAATTGAAAGAGAAAGATAATGATAAAAAGTTTTTTAGCGAAGAAGTTAATAAAGTTAAAAGAGTTATGGTTATCTGCTATATTGTGGCTGCGTGGATTGCTTGGTATTTAACTTGGGGGATTAAAAAATAATGTTACCATTAATGGCGCTATTTGATGTTGGGATGAAAGTCCTAGATAAATTCATTCCTGACCCTGAAGCTAAGGCTAAGGCTCAGAAAGAGTTGCTACAGATGCAGCAAGAAGGCAAACTAGCTGAGCTTAACGCTGATATGAATGAGCAGAACAATGTATCAGACCGCTGGAAAGCTGACCTTGCTAGTGATTCTTGGTTGTCTAAGAATATACGACCTATGTCTTTAGTAGCTATCTTTGTAGGATACTTCTTATTTGCGATGATGTCAGCATTTGGCTACGATGCTAAGGAATCGTATGTCAATCTACTAGGTCAATGGGGTATGCTTATTATGAGTGCATACTTTGGTGGTCGTACTCTAGAGAAGATTATGGATATGAAAGCGAAGAAAGATGAACCTAAGCAATAACTTTACCTTAGAAGAGTTAACTCACTCTGAAGTAGCAGAGCGTAAGAACCTAGATAATACCCCTAACGCTACAGAGATTGCTAATCTAACTCGATTGGCAGCCTTGCTAGAGCAAGTTAGAACCCTCCTAAACAAGCCAATCATGATTAACTCTGGCTTTCGCTCTAAACCAGTCAACGACTCTGTCGGTAGCAAGGACACTAGCCAGCATAGGCTAGGTTGTGCTGCTGATATAAGAGTCCCCGGAATGACCCCTAAACAGGTCGTAGAGGCGTGTATTGCTGCGGATATAGCCTACCATCAAATCATCGAAGAATTCGGCTCTTGGACGCATCTGAGCGTTCCTAACAGCCCTTCTGACACACCGAAGAAACAAGCCTTAATTATTGATAAGGCTGGTACTAGGAATTTCGTGTAACAGAATGTCGGTATTTATTAACATTTACAGACAATTTGTACATTATCAGAAACAAAAAAGAACCCCGCCGAAGCGGGGCTATAAAGACACGACTTAGGAATTATATTTCACATCCGTTTGCAGTACAGCTCAAAGTCTGAGCGCCTTCAACATTATCGTCATACTCTTTAAAGTTCTCCCAGTCTACGGCATTGGGAACTAAGGCTTTTAACTTGTTGTAAGTCTCTTCATCACACTCTTCATAAGGTGCTTGCTTGTAAGTGCCACCATCCATCGGTAGGAAAGACACTCCAGTCACTTCATCAAAGTGTTTAAACACCCACGCACCGACATCCATCCATTCGTCTTCACGCACTGAGATTGTGACAGATGGCTTATGCTCACAGTAGTGTCGCTGGAACAGTAACCACAGGCGTAAGTGCTGAATTGCTGTCAAATCCTCACGCAATAGACCACCATCATCTACCTTAACTGGAAAGCTAAAGACAGTTGTAGAGTCTGGTTTAAGATAGCAAGGCTCACCAACAAAGCCAGAGGAGAGCATAAACTGTGTTAATGGGTCTTTGTTATCAGCCCTAACACGCCGTATGTAATACTTGCTATGTTGAGGATGAATCCCAGAAGCAGTACTGCAAAGCTGAGAAACGGTTCCTTCTGGTTTGACAGCAGTAACCGCCACAGACTGATTAATACCAATAGCTGCAGCAAATTCAATGTTAGTAGTGATAGCCACATCTCGTAGTCTCTCCAATCGTGCAGGTAAGTCTTCATCATCAGGGTTATTCAATAGCGGATTATCACAGATGCCAGTCATCGAGACACCTAAGAGCGCCTCTTCCTTAGTGTTCTTTTCCCAAATCTTACGCAAGTAAGGAAACTCTGTTAGCGATGCTTGGAATGTACCAAGAATCGTTGCCAAGCGAATCTTATTCTCCAAGGTAGATACAGTATCGTAGCTACGAACAATACAACTGGAAAGATTACAAAACTGGTAAGGACGAAGGATAATTTCACTACAAGGGTTAGTGCCAAAAGCATAGGTTTCGTCTCTGCGACCATTCTTTGCTGCCTGTTTCTGAGATGCTTCACGATTAAATATTCCTCGCTCTCCAGAGTGTGATTCATAGATACTTGTCCATTCACGCATAAACTGCCCGATACCGGGGGTTTCAGTATAGGTAGCAGAGTTATTAGCCAAGGCTCGGTGTCCATGTCCTTCCCACCATGCTCCTGCTTTAGCGTGTGCCATCTTATCGTCTGACAAATCAGACAGACTAATCATTGCACTCCGTCTGACTCCACCCACAACAACAACTTCCCCGATTTTACAGAGAATATCGTGACACTCAATGGATGACAAACGACGACCAGTTGCCCCTCTAAACTTGGCAATAGTGAACTTAAAAAGTTCTTCCAAAGGTCCGGGTCCAGAAGCACGACCTCCGAATACTCTGAGTCTAGCCCCTGCAGGTCTAACTTTGGATATGTCATACCTTGGCACTTCACCAGAATATAATAAAGCAATGAGCTGTCTAAGTGATTTAGCCCATCCTTCTTTAGAATCCGACACAACAACAGTAGTTTGACTAGCGTACAACTCATCAGGGACTTCAGGTAATTTAGAAACATATTGTTGCTCCACAGAAAAACCAACACCAGTGCCACAAAGAAGAATGTACATTGCTTCGTCAAAGGCTTTGGGGTCGTCGATTGGTAAATATGAACAGTTAAAGGCGGCAACATTCTGCCGTTCTAGTGCTTGTCCTGCTGTCATCACTGCTCTCATGGATGGTACAACTTCAAGATTAACAACAGCAGTTTCTAACTCTTTGCGTAACTCAGGTGATAGGGTATAGTTTTGTTTCTTTTGTAAATGCTCTGTCATGAAATCAAAGTATCTTGCTACTGTTTCATTCCAGTGTTCTCTACGACCTTTATTATCTAAATAGCGACTGTAACGGCTCTTAGCAATAAAAGTGTTATAGGGACTCATTGTGTATTGTGTCATTGTTATTTAACTTCCTGTTCTAGTTTATCGGCGTGTTCTTCAATCTTGTCAGAAAACATTTGGACGATTTCTTCACTACTAATCTCTAACAACTCTAGCAGTGTGATTTCGTCCAGTTCTTTAAGACGCTCTTTAATCTCGTGCAGCAATAAGGGCATCTTGTTCTTTCTTTATGAGGTAATCCAAATAGTGGCGGGCTTTCTCTAGGTCTTCAACTCCATTCTTGAATTTATAGCGAAGGATGTATTTTACCACATTTCCTGCCCAGTAGTCAAGACCCCATTCTTCAATGATTTCCCAAGGCTGGTGCGCTCGTTTGTAGTGATTGCCACCGACCTGTCTTGAAAGAACATCGCCGGGGTCTTCCATACCTGCCTCATAGGATGTTAATACTTCGTAACCATAGTGTGCTGGCATTGCAATTGGGTTATCATGCATATTGTTTTATCTCTACTGATTTTTTAAATGACTTTGTTCCTTGAGACCATGTTCCGCAATCTTTACATTGATAGCGTTGATACGCTCCTGTAATAGATATAGCATTGCCTCGTCTTTGCAGATTCGTCGAAGCACAATTAGGGCAATGGTGTCCATCCAAGAAGAGATTGTGATTAGGATGATTCCGAACCCAAGGAAGAAGAGTGCTATACAACGACTCAAGTAAAACGACATCTTGTATATTATACTTCTCCATACGCTTCCAAGCATCTTTATCTCCGTTCATGCACTTAACCCACAACTCATGTCCTTCGTGTTCGTGTTTCTTTCCTAATCCTAAGCGTTGTGCTACATAGTCCAGCTTGTTACTAGGAAACCTAAAGTTGCTACGAACAACACGCAGTAGGTCAATTTGTTTATAAGGCGATGGTGGATTAAAACGATGTAGTAAGAATTCTTTGTTAAGAGTAGGAATATCAAACTTAGTACCATTATAGTGAACCACAGCATCTGCGTCGTTGAGAAGACCATGAATTCCTTTCAGCATCGTCTTAGGTCGGGACTGGTGTACAGAATCAAACAGTATCTCTTTCTGTCCTAGCCACTTTGCTGCGTAGCATAGGACATAAGAAGACTCCATCAACTGGTTGATACTGACATTCTGTTGCCACAGTCCCCAGACATGAGCAGTGTTTGGGCTTGACTCAATGTCTAAGAGAAGTATTTTCAAGACCATTCCTTGTCTTCATCAGACTTCTCAAGGTCGAGTTCTTGCTGAGTATCAGGATTTTCAATACTATACTCTGCTGCTCGTGATAACATATATCCATGATTGCTAATAAACCGAAGTTTGTTTTTTACATCATAGCCATAAATGCCACTTAGGAAGTCTGCAAAGTCAAGCATTATTGCAGTCCATTCTGTGTCTGAAGAGTGAGACACCGTCATCTCCATAGATTTCTCTTTCGGATAACCATATTGTGTGCCTTCGTCATCGTACTCAGACTCAAAGCTAAATCGATAAGTATTACTCATTGTATTTCCTTTCTATCTTGCCATTAAATTAAATAAAACTTCTGCGTCAATTACTGCTAAAGGTTTACTGCCATTCTGCTTCACAATAACAATCGGTTCATAATCACCGTGAGACTGTGCTTGTTCATAATACTTGTATACTGCAACTTTTGCTAGTGATTTACATTCAATTGATGCTGGAATTTCATCTTTAGCAAATTGAGACATAACAATGTCTTCACCGTGACTGCCCATCGGACAACTGCGTAAGTCTAGTTCGCTTAGTTGCGGATACCTTTTTAGTAACTCTTTTACTACCCACTTTTGTAGGTTTCGTCCCTTTGCTTTCGCTGACTGTGGCTTCATTTAATACCTTTCTATCTTTAATCCATGCTTTCGGAATATGCATCCGAGCGTTTGTTTCTGTATCAGACCATGTGGATGCAATACAGATAGCTTCATCGGTTTCATGGACAAGAAAACCAACAGTAATACACTGGTGAATCTCGGCTTTAGCTTTCTCTTCCCATCCGGAATCAGCAACAGCATCAATCCATGAGAGTTGAATTATATCTGGGGTAACTGCCACAGTTCATTTTCCTTTCGTTGTAACCACAATAGTTGTCCATTTTCTAATACACGCTTCTCATCGCCGTCATATGCTTTTAAGACAGCAGTGTAGAGTTCTGTTTCATTGGTACAGTCTGCTAGTATCTTCTTTGCCTTCACAGGTCCAATGCCTTTTAATCCAAGGATATTGTCAATTCTGTCGCCAGTTAATATCTGTGTATAAAAAGCCACTAAGCCGTCAAACTCTGAGACATAATACTTTTGTTGCTTGCGATAGTTATAATGCCAACCTCTAAACTGATTCAAGTCTTTGTCAATATGAACCATGATAGATTCATCTTCTGATACCGCATAAGCAGCGATGCCAACCGCATCATCGGCTTCAATGCCAGTCACTACAGTAAAGCCCCAAGAGTTCACTAAATGGTCTCTAAGTGCTTGAAAATGCACAGGTTTCTCTGTAGTGCGTTGTCCTTTGTAGGGCGCAGTTACCGCTAAAGTATCTCGAAAGTTACCTTTTCCGGTTAGGAAACCTTGGTAATCTTCACATTCTAAATCCATACACAACTCAACCATCGTCTGCTCAAGTCGTGCAATAGCAATAGGCTCCTCTACATCGTTGCTAGAGAAGCCTACTGCGTAGATTAACGAATCAGCGTCAATCAGTGCTGTTATCACAGAATGTCGTCATCCATGTTTTCGTCAGCAGCATCGCCATCGGCGTTGTATTTGACTAAATCAGTGATGACAATCTTTGCCAATGAAGCCGACACACCATTCTTGTTCTTCCACTTCCACTCGTAAGGCTTGATGAGTGCAACTGCTTTAGAACCGTTACCAACAGTGTCCTTGATTTCATTACCAGCTTTATCATAAGGCTGGATAGCATAGTTTGACTTAACAGTCAAGAACCAACCCTTCTCAGGTTTGTCTTCACGCTTGCGTGGTGCAAGACCAATCGACTCTAATGCTTGAACAGCGTTGTCTGAAAGATTGGCTAAGTCGCATTGGAACTTACCACTCATCTCATTGACACGGTCAAAGAAAGCCCACTGAACTTCTGCTTGAATTTTTACTGGTTTCATTTCCATCTTACTCTCCTTATCTACTACGGTTTAGAAATACTGCTTGGTTATTATACAACAACTTACAACTATTTGATTCCATAATGTGATAAACTTATTGTAAAGTTTGGGTGCTGTAATCAATACTGGCTTCGAGTGTTCCATCTTCAATATCAAGCAATGCGTCCTTTAATAATTCATAGGTCTCGTCAATGTCAAAGGATGACTCTAGACTATATGTACCATCTTTGTACGCAGTCACTAAAGTCATGCCTAATATGTTTTCTTTATCTCTATCCATTAGTGGGTATCTTTCCAGTTGTTACCGACACGATATTCGCCCCCTAGAGGACAGCGCATATTCAAGACGACACCAGCATCGGTGATAGCTTGCACACCCATCTTACCCGCCTCGTCAGCACGATGTTCTTCCACTTCTAACTGCCATTCGTCATGGACATTGGCTACAAACTTGTAGTCCATCTTAGACTGCCGTAAGCGTTTATTAAAGATGACCAAAGCCTGTTTCATGGCTATCGCACCTGCGCCTTGCAGTAGCGTGTTGAGCGCTGAATGCTCCGAGCGAACGAGTAACTTGCGTCCGTCAAGACCCGGTAGCCACGCTTTCTGAACATAGATACGAGATACCTTTTCCCGCAACGCTCTAAGCCTCGGCGTGTTGCGTAGAAAACGAGTAATGAGAGCTTGTCCTTCTTTCGATGAACCTCCAACAATTGACCCAATCTTGGCAGCTCCTGCGCCATAGAGGAATGCATAGATAAAAGTCTTAGCTTGGTTCCTTGTCTCAAGCCCTGCTGCTTTCTGGTTTGCTGTGTGAATGTCGCCTGATACAACTTCATTAGTATACGCATCGTCTTTCATATAATGAGCCAGCATCCGCAACTCTAAACCGCTTGCATCAATGCCAACTAATTTATATCCTTTCTCAACTATCCATAATTCTCTGCAGTCTGGTCCGTAAGGACTACCACTGTTAGGCACTTGCGCCATGTTAGGGCTGTGGTGTGTCATACGACCTGTGACAGCGCCGTTAGTAATCACTTGACCATGTACACGCCCGTCGGTTTGAATTGCATCAACCCAACTATCAACCTGTGCAATTCGCTTTTGTAACATCAAGTACTCAGCGATGGCTTTCGCTTCGGGGAAGTCGAGACCTTCGAGCGTGGTTTCGTCGACGATGACACTACCTTTTTCGGTGTGCTTTTTCGGCTTCCAACCCTTCTCGATGAGCCTTTCGGCGATTTGCTTGCGACTTCCGGGATTGAAGTCTTCCACGATGTCGGAAAGGGGTCTTCCATGTGTTTTGTGGGTGCGACCAGATGTGACCTTGGGAGGAAATATCCTTTGCATCTCAACGCAAATAGTGTCCAACTTAGTTTTAAGAACAGATAGTAATTGTAGAGCTTTAACTTCGTCGAATCGGAATCCACTTCGTTCTTGCTCTGCGATGATGAACGCAACTTCGTGTTCGAGTTTGATGCTTTCTTGCGAATAGTCATGTGACATCTCCTTGGTTAAATATTCGTACAACTTCTGTGTTACTAAGGTATCTTGAATGCAGTATGATACCATCTCTTCAGTTAAACCGCCATCAAAATCTGTGAATGCTGTCTTTGGAAATCCTAATCGATTCCCCCACGCTTCTAGAGAATGACCCAACTCTATGCTTGGAGAAAACAATCGACTTATTACGAGCGTATCGCACACTTTCGTCTTTCTCATAATAATCTTCCAATTCTTCTTGAGAACAGGACCGTCGAAGTTTATGCCGTTGTGCATTATAATCGAAGTGCAAGAGTCCAAATACTTTTGTAGTCCGTCTTGATTCTTCCATACTTTCACCTCTCCGTTATCAATGTTCCGAGTTACAACGCACCAGATTATATCGTGTGCTGTGTTGGTTTCAATGTCAAGAACAATTTTCATAGAGCAATTGTACGGTAAACTACACCATCATGCCAAGTTTTATTTTCAGCTTCATTAAATCGTTCTTCAACTGTAGTCCATTTCATTAGAACTGGATTTTGTCCTTTAAAACAAAAGGCATATATTAAAGGAGCATTATCGCTAGAATAAGCATTTACAAGTTTGTCTAGTGTTAGCATTTCTTTTAACTTTATGTTTGCCGTTCCTTTTACATTAACAACATAAGTTTTATTATGTTTATTTAAAATATAATCTGGAATGTTCCTTAACACTGTATTTAATCTAAAAAAATTAGGTACAGAATTATTTTTAGAATGAAAACCAATACGATGAAAGACATAGTTATTTTGTAAAGCCCATTGCTCAAATAATTGTTCTCCTAAATCAGAAACAGATTGCCGTTCTTCATATGAATTTGTATTGTTCATTTAAGATTAATCCAGAGTCCTATCTGCGCTGCAGCATAACCTATCCAAATCAATGCATTAGACACACTGCCTTTGCTTAATTGTAACACACCGACAACTAAATAGCCAATGCCAGTAGCTCCGACAATGTAGTGTTCAAGAGTCATTTCTTTTTAACTACTTTCTTTTTAGCAACAATCGGTTCTTCAACAACTGGTTCTGGTCTAGGTGTCTCAAACATGATTGCCAGCAATTCTTGAATCTCTGGCTCTGTTGCAACCCAGCGACTACCATCATTGAAGTGAATCTCTCTGTCAATGATATAAGTAACATTCTCAGGATTAATAAGCCTGTCGCCAATTCTAAGTAGTTTACTCATCGCCCATTCTCTCTAGTTCGTGTTCAGCTAATGCAGTAGCTGCTTTTAAACTCTTGATTAATTGTTTTACATCGTCACGGTGGTCATGATGGATAGCACCGCCAACGAAATACATTTCTAAAGTCTGACGCACAACTTCTTTTAATGTGCTTTTAAATGTAACAGGGTCATCGCCATCACCAATGTAGAATCCATATTCCATACTGCCATTCTCAGCAACCCAGATAAAACTGTCTATCTTAACTGTTTTTGTAGTCATTTTTGCTCCTTTTTCAAATACGAATCAATTGCATCATCAATCTCTTGACCTAACATCCACTGCCATTTAGTCATGTCGCCGTTGCACAGAATTACAGATGGTGCTGCAATCTCAGGGTCAACATCCCACGATGCACTGCGTAGCCAGAGATAGCGTTCAGAATTCCTGTATATTTCTTGATTGTCCTGAATCTTACTAAACACATTACGATTGAGTTCTTTTAGTCTATCAATCTCGGTGCATAAATCAGTGATGATTTTGCGGGTGACATGATACTCGTCGGTTTGTGCATAGCGCTTGGCTTTGTCAATTATGTCGTCTTTCATAGTGTGTCCTTTATCTCTAACATTCGTCCGGTTTGTCCATTATACAGCAAAGCACCGCAATTACCAGTGTAACCGCTAAATCGATTCTTTAATACTCTGACACTAGTAGTGTTGCGCTCAATCATATCTTCAGCCTGTCCGTTACGCTCTAGCCCTATCACGATGTCAGATAGCTGTGCAATAGCGCCTGAGCCACGCAACTGTGCCAAGGATGTAACTGCACCTTCTTCGTGTCCACGACCTTCGTTACGCTTGAGATGTGAGACACAAACTAAACTAATGCCAGTCTCTTGCACAATCATGCGTAGCTTTGTCATGATAGCATCTAGAGCTTTGCGCTCATCACCAACATCACCGCCACTGACGATAATACTAATATGGTCAAGAAAGACATAACCACAGCCAAGACCCTTAGCCATGTAGCGCACTCTGTTGACAATGTTTTCCAAAGAAGTGCTACCAAAATGGTCAAACAGATAAACACGGTCACTTCCCAAAGTTCTATCAAATGCATCTTTTAACTCCTCCGGTGATACCTCAACATCAGGTAGATGAATCGGTTTGTTTATTGCTAACGACATCAAAGACCGAGCTGTTTTGCGGACTCCCTCTTCAAGAAACATAAGTCCAATGTTGTCGGTTGTCTTGTTAAGTATGTGCCATACAATCTCCCTAAGAAATTGTGATTTGCCAAGTCCACTTCCTGCTGTGACCATGACGAGTTCACCCTTGCGGATGCCGTATGTTAGCTTATTAAGTGCCTCGTACGGGTAGTCACAATCAGCCTTCTCAATAGGCGCTGATACCATGTCCCAGAGACTGTTACCTTGCACAATCCCATCAGGGATATAAGACTCAGCACCCCACCAAGTATCAACAAATTCTTTACTAGCGTTATTCTCAAGATAATCACACGCATCTTTGTATCCTGTCTTGTGTTTCATGATTTTAACTTTGCCACCGAATAACTCAGCGACTGCCTGTGCTGCTTTCTGTCCGGGTTCATCGGCATCGAACGCTAAGACAATGTTCTCAAACGAATCAATCCATTCATATTGGGCTTTACAGTCCTTCAGAGCGCCACTAGCGCCACTGCGGATACTCACGCAAGGGTACTTGCTACCTTGCATCTGATAAGCCGCTAGAGCGTCTAATTCACCCTCACAGATAGTCAGATAGCGACCAGACTTGGCGAACAAGTTCTGTCCAAATAGCGTAGCGTCTTTGAAGTCGCCAGCGACACTAAATGCTTTGTCTTCCACACTCCGAGTCTTGATAGCAACCATACTGCCATCAGGGTTATAGTAAGGATAATAGTGTTTGCCGTTGTCCTGCTTAACGCCAAATGCTATGCAAGTAGCCGAAGTAATACTACGGTCAACGATACTAAGATAAGTAGCAGAGTCATAAAATTTAAGTTCCTTATTCATTGGTTTTTTAGATACCTTCGTGGTTGTGCCATCACCTGCGACATAGGTCTCGCAAGCAAAGCAGTATTGGTGTCCATCATCGAACAAACTGTTTGCATCGCTACTACCACACGCCTCACAGGGTATGTGCTTAATGTATTTGCTTTTAGTCAATGTTGACTTCTTTCCGCCGTAATAAGTTGACAGCGTAGGGCTTCGACTTCCGCCAGTGCCATAACTAGTTCGGTTTGTGTTTTGACTAATTGGTCCTGAAGTTCCAAGACCTGCTTCGTTAAATCCTGTTCGCATATTTGCCTATCCTCGCTTGTCCAAGTTGTCATCTTTTCTCTCCATTTCCATAGATTGTTCCAGTTCACTAGGTTTAGTGGCGGACACTTCCATACCATCGTTGCAGTCCTCAAATATTTTTAATTCAGTTGCACAATGAACACACAAGACCACATAGTCTTTTGGGAATATGCCTTTGCGTAGTTCGTCATTCTCTTCCTTCAGTTTGGTTATCTCTGCTAGTAACATTTGTGTCATCAATTAACTCCTTCCATTTAGTGTCTTCGGGTAATACAGTTATTATAATATCTTTCTCTTTAGATTTCGCAATTAAATTATTTAACACGGAGCTACCATACATATTTGAGCCATAGTTAGCTTTATAGCAACGATACACCGAGCCTGATTGTCCCTCAAAATCAAAGTATTTTGACTGGTCATCAACGCCTACGATACCGCTATTGAGTTGCCAAGAGTCAGCACCAGCCCAGCCACCATACCAACAAGCAAACACTCGATGTAGCTTGGTCTTATCACTCACAACCTCAATAACAACCCATTTATCAGGAATATTCATTTGCGCCCCCATTGATGATTACAATCCGGACACTTCCATGCCACAGTTCTATCTACTTCCATATCATAAATCCCAATAGCCCTACCCCATTGTCCTTGGGTTCGGTCAGCGCCGTAGGATTTAGAAATCTTATCTGCCTCTGCCTCCGAGCCAGTCGTCTCAAAGAAATGGTTCCATATTGAGCCACCATCTAAATCAGCGTTACAGTTTGGGCAATAGCCATGTTCATTTGACATCAATTATTCCTTGTATTCTAACCCTATGTGGGTAGTCTTTCTCAATCCAAAAGCAACGATAAATCCCATCCTTAACGCTTAACCAAGCCTCATAGCGCTGAGATTTACCTGAGTAATCAATGCAATCATTATGCTCAAAATGCACTTGATTAGCAACCCAACCACATAAACAACCCAAAGCAAATACCCCAATGAATATAAGGTCTTTCATGAATTTCTCTTAATCATCCAGTCTAAAGCATCATGAAGAATACTAAATCTAGGTGATTGTTCGGTTTTGTTCTTCCATTGGAATACCATCTTATCAGTAACATCCCAATTATTTTGTTCATGGTTCCACCTTGCAGAACGCTCATGGTCTGTAATCAATTCCATACCCATCTTATTCATCGATTTCCTCCATTACTGCTCTACCAACAAGCCTATTAACCTTATCAGCAATCGCCGTTGATAAATCGTCCATGACTTTGTCATAGCCATAATCCCCAATTAAATCAACCATATCCATTAAGATGAAATGATATCTTGCTTCTTCGTTATGCGATTGCATAAAACCCCCGTTAGTTAAAGACAACCCCAATCATAAGACACAATCATAAAAAGTCAATACATTAGACAAAAATAAACTACTTGACAACATTCCAAAAGTGCAGTATAATAACTATATAGTTAAACAACATAGACTATCGTTGATTGTTTCTTTATGTTAATTGATAGTAGTCTATATTCACAGTTATGACATAGACTATGTTAACTATAACGATACCTATATTACCCGCAAGCGAGTGCATTATCTCCCATCCCAATCAGTCCAGTAGTCTTCAGGGTCTTCAGCATCTAAACCACCATCAATATACCCGTTATCGTCAATCAACGATTCAGTCATAGCCGTATCTGATTCATTCATTAAATCCTGTCTTACTTGAATCGGTATGTAAGCCTCAATCGTTTTAAGACAATCTGAGCATAGTTCTACATATTGCCTAGTGATACCATGCTTTATGGTAGCCTCAAAATCAGTTAATGACGCATTGCAACATTGGCATCTCATTTAAAAATCTCCTTCGGCTATATCCTTAGCCATATCTAACCAATATGCCTTAACTTTGTCTATAACCTCAGCAGGTGCGCTATCGGGTTTATAGTCTTCATCTAGCTCTAATTGGCTCAATGCCTCATCCCAATTATCAGGGTCAGCCCAATAACATTGCCCATCACTAGCAATTAGACAATCGATTGACTCGTTAAAAGCATCTTCGTCAAAATCCCCGTCTTCGGGTTCATAATATCGATTATTATTGTAATTCATAAAAGCCTCTCTATTCGATTAAAACATAGTAGATGATACCTACCCCTTAACTACCTCAAGAAAACCCCGTATAGCCCCGTTTAAGAGGTTTTAGAGGTATTCCCAAGTATAGCATAATACTACACCAACAAGATGATATACAACATAGGCTAAAATCAGGTATGTCATGCACCAAAATAGTGCATATTTCATGCTATCGACTCCTCTTGTTTTAATCTGGTTTTATATCCTTTGATTAATTGCTTAGCGTTTTTAATATCATCGGTCAATGGTTCTAACCAATGACCATCGTCTATATATCCGTCAGCGCTTTGCACTAATCTCTCCAATACATCAATAGTATATGCAATTTCTAATTCATCTAATTTCATTCTTCAATCTCCTCTCCGTCAAATTCTCTTAATTGGTCGCACATATCCTGCACCCCTGATAAACAAGTAGGGCATAAAGCAAAATACAGGATTCCTATATAGCCATCAATACCGCCCTCACCATCTAAGGTGAAATCGCAAGAACAAATATTACATTTACTTAGACTATCGTTTTCCATTTCCTCACCTTTCTTGCTAGGACAATATAATTACTCCAATCAGTTTCACACCCTTTGCGCTTGTATGCGACTATTGTTTGAGAATCATCGTCAAATGTAAAGTTAATTTCCCAATGCTTACAAGCAAAATACCAATCCTTTTCTTCCTGTATTTCTTCGCTATGATGAGTCCATAGAATGTCAGCGATTCGCTTTAAGTGGTTAATTTGACTCATACCAACCCCGTTATATAAAGATTCTTATAAGCGTCTTTAATGTCTTTATCTGACCAAGTATTGTATGGTTCTCTATCAGTCAATAAGAATATTAAATAGCTAGAATCATCTTCTAGTAAATCCTGTTTAATAATTCGTAAATCGTCATTTACTAAAGCGTTAATCATTTCTTTCCTAGTTTTCATAATCAAACCCTTTCATAGATAGAAAACAATAACATAAACCGCAGTTAAGCAAGTGTATAAACACACGCCAGTAAGCAATAATGATTTAATCATGGTTTGCCTCCGAATAGTTATCGACTAAATGTTGAGCGATTTCATGCCAATTTACATCACCAATAAACGCTAAGGCATAATCTCGCATTAAGGACAAATCAGCCCCATTGTTTATGCCATCTTGTGCCGTTTGCTCAAAATAATCTGTTAGATAATATTTTAAATCATCTGCAACATCACAGACATCATCTGCATCCGAATAGTCGCTAAGCGCTTTACCATCGAATATCTCAAGATTTATCCGCCATGTGGCGTAGTTAGTCCATCCGTTGTATTTATTGTCATTCATTTTAAGCCCCTTATTAGATTGCAACATTGTTTAGATAGGTGACACCCTTGCGAGTGCTAACATTAGCGCCCAAAGCCCTTAGGCGTGATTTGGTTGTAGGTGTTTGCCATCTGCGTAATGTTTCTTTGTTTACCTCTACAATTCTGGGTGTAATGACATCGCCTACCATATTTGAATTGATAACAGTAGCAATATGGTTGCCATGTAAATAGACTGCAAGACTGCCATCAAATCTAGGTGTTACGACTGTATTACCTAATTGCCAAGACTTGCTATTGTATATAGCGTTAAGCATTTGAATTTCAATCTTTCTCATAATATAAATCTCCTGTCTAAAGTTAAGATAAAGCCCTGTTAAGTTTACTACTATTTTGCCTCTAATGCTTTCGATAAATTACTTAATCCAAAGGCAAAGATTTGGTCATTGTAATCATCACGATTGTACGCAAACCAATTACCATATGAACTTGTTGATTTCTTGATTTTATAAACTTTGCCATTAGCATAGCCTACATACTCTCCGTGATGGAATCCTGATTTCTCGATATTGTGATAGTTTTTCATAATATTACCCTTTCAAGTGTTTAAGTGTTTACAGTCTATCCCTACCGCTAATGATTCGCAATAGGGATAAACCCTTAATTAAAAGTTATCGATGCAAATTAGTCTAAATTCTCTACCCTGATATTTATTGCGTAAGATTTCAATATCATGCTTTGCTAAATCGTAATGGTCAGTTGTATAACTGTATTGCTTTACCCAAGTATCCTGTACTTGATTGTTTGCACGGATTAGGCTTTTAAGTTCAATATGCCACATGGTTTTACTCTCCTTTTGAGATACTGTTTATCAATACTACATACCTAGTATAACGGGTCAATGCTATAAAAAGATACTAGGATAAACCCTAGGTTTTCCATTGTATTTAACTATCAAGATACTATGTCGATAGTCTAATCCTATTGGTCTATGTTGCACTATAAAGGTGCATCATCGCCCCATACACTCACGCTATCAACCAACACAGGTCAATAGTATTTAACTATGATGACAAGTAAGTAAGCACTCACTAACCTAGCACTATATTGGTGCAAGGATGATGTAAGTAAGTGCTAACTAACATAGGGGGGGAGGGGTAGTCTATGTTGTGTTATGTTGGCGGAGCCTCCATAGCATACAAAAAAGTAAAATAAGACTATGTTAATTGATAAAAAAGGGACATAGTCAATAATGATGTATGTTATTGATTAATAAAGAATAATAAAATAGGGACAGAGTCGTCGTAAATGCTCACTCCGTAGGAGGTCTTTGTTGTCCCCAGCGGAGACCTATATTGTCTAGGCAGACCCGCACAGTCGCTAGACGACTATGTTGTTTAATAACCACACTGTTAAAATATTACTTGACAAAATCGTAAAAGTATGCTAAAATCGCCTTACAAGTTTAAGCAACACACTATAAAGAATCGTGTAAGCCCTGCAAGCAGTGAATTATTATAGCGCACTGTAGCAAAGGGGGATTAAAACCAAAATCCCCCCTGATAGCGAACTGCTCAATCTTACGATAGCATACTATAGTAACTATAGGGCTTTGAATTTTTTGTTTGTCTAAGTAAGTGTGCGAACATCTTACTTTGTCTTTCCTTTAAGGATAAAAAGGCGTTATGTTAGAAGTTGAAAAACAATTATCTACCGAAGATGCTCAGTCTTCAGACGAAGGTGGTGTCTTAAAAAAGAAGCGCCCCAAGCTGGTTAGACGAGAAGTTGTCGATGGTAAACCTGTTCGGGGTCGTCCCACCAAGAAGGCGATTGCAAAGAAAAAGAATCCCGGCATTGTGGGGAGACCGCCGGGCGACGCAGCACGAATAGCAGAGTTTAAAGCAAGACTGTTGGCAACGCATGGCGACAGCGTAATTGAAAAGATTATTCATACTGCACTACAAGATGGACACCCTGCACAGGGAGCAATGCTAAAGTTCTGTGGAGAACGATTGTTGCCTCTGTCTAGTTTCGAGGGCAAGACTAGTGGGGGAACACCGCAGATTTCAATTAATATCAGCGGACTAACAAATCCAACGATAGAAGCAGAAGAAGTCATTGATAACGATGTTACTGATGTAACCATTAAGGACATCGATGAATCTTGATTTTAAACTGCTGAAGTGGCAGCAAGAAGTTTTTAAAGACCAGACCCGATTCAAAGTAATCGCTGCTGGTCGCCGTTGTGGTAAGAGTAGGTTGTCTGCAGTAACCCTATTGATTGAAGGGTTAAACTGTCCTGAAGGTTCTAGTGTGATGTATGTTGCACCAACTCTAGGACAAGCTAGAACGATTATGTGGGACTTGTTGATGGACTTAGGAAAGCCTGTCATCAAATCCGCACACATCAACAACTTAGAGATTACTTTGGTAAATAACAGAAAAATCCTCATTCGAGGAGCCGACAACCAAGACTCTTTGCGTGGTGTGTCTTTGTCGTACTTGGTAATGGACGAGGTCGCTTTTATCAAGTCAGAGATTTGGGAACGAGTACTTCGTGCTGCTTTGTCAGATAAAAAAGGTAGAGCCATGTTTATCTCTACCCCATCTGGGCGAAACCATTTCTATGATTGGTTTCAATTAGGACAGAGTGGAGACGATGTAGATTGGAAGTCGTGGCACTTTACCACCGCTGACAATGAAACGATTGACCCTAAAGAGATTGAGGCTGCAAAGAGAACACTCAGCAGCTTTGCATTCGGACAAGAATATCTGTCTTCCTTCAATAATGCTGGCGCAGGATTATTTAAAGAAGAATGGATTAAGTTTGGCGATGAGCCTGACATTGGTTCGTGGTATATTGCGGTAGACTTAGCTGGCTTTGAAGATGTCGCTAAAAGCGCTAACGCCACTAAGAAAAGACTAGACCAGTCCGCTATCGCAGTTGTAAAAGTAACCGATGATGGTATTTGGTTTGTGGATAAGATTGAAGCTGGTCGCTGGGATATACAGACTACTGCACTCAATATCTTAAAGAATATTAGAGAGTATGAACCTCTAGCAGTTGGCATCGAGCGAGGGGCGCTAAAGAATGCAGTATTGCCTTACCTTAGTGATTTGATGCGAAAGAACAACTGTTACGCTCATATCTTAGATTTGACGCATGGTAATAAGAAAAAAGTAGATAGGATTGTTTGGGCTTTGCAAGGTCGCTTCGAGCATGGACGAGTTATACTCAATGCTGAAGAAGACTTTGAAGAGTTTGTTGACCAACTACTAATGTTTCCAACCGCACAGGTGCATGATGACTTACCTGATGCGTTAAGCTATATCGACCAACTCGCTGTCACGAGCTACAGTATTGACAACGACGAAGACGATTGGCAAGCATTAGATGTGGTTAGTGGCTATTAATAAAGGACTAAAATGGCTGAAAATATGGACATGAACGAAAGCACTGTTTGGGAAGAACCTTCCGAATCAGATAAAGAATTAACTGCCTTTGTTATTCAACATTGCGACAGATGGAGAGATTCCAGAGACGAGAACTATTTAGAAGACTGGAAAGAGTACGAAAGAATTTTCCGTGGCGTATGGGCTGACGAAGACAAGACACGAGAGTCTGAGCGTAGTCGCTTAATTAGTCCAGCTACACAGCAAGCGGTAGAAACCCGCCATGCTGAAATCATGGAAGCTATCTTTGGTAACGGAGAGTTCTTCGACATCAAAGACGATGTTAGAGACTACAACAACAATCCGATGGATGTTGAAGCCATTAAGGTACAACTCAAAGAAGATTTAGAAAAACATAAGATTCGTAAGTCGATTGACCAAATCGAATTGATGGCTGAGATTTATGGTACTGGTATTGGTGAGATTATCGTCAAGCAAGAGAAAGAGTTTGTTCCTGCAACGATGCCAATGCCGGGCATGACTCAAGCAGCCTATGGCGTACAAGAGAAAGAATACTTCTGCGTTAAGGTTAATCCTGTTAATCCTAAGAACTTCTTAATTGACCCCAACGCTACCTCAATTGATGATGCGATGGGATGTGCTATTGAGAAGTTTGTGTCTATTCACAAAGTGGTTGAGGGCATGGAAAAAGGTATCTATCGTAAGGTAGACATCGGACCTGCTGGCAACGATGACGACTTAGAAGTCACCCAAGAAGTTGTGCAGTACCAAGACGACAAAGTCAAACTCTTAACATACTATGGCTTAGTCCCAAGAGAGTACCTAGAGCAGTTAGAAAACAAAGATGAAGAAGTTATTGACCTCTTCCCTGAAGACAGCACTGCTGATACCTATAGTGGTTTAGTCGAAGCGATTGTTGTTATCGCTAATGATGGACTCTTACTCAAGGCTGAGAAGAATCCCTACATGATGCAAGACCGCCCTGTATTGGCTTATCAGGACGACACTGTCCCTAATAGATTCTGGGGTCGTGGTACTGTTGAGAAAGCCTATAATATGCAAAAGGCTATCGATGCTCAACTACGCAGTCATCTAGATAGTTTGGCACTGACAACAGCCCCAATGATTGCAATGGATGCTACTCGTCTACCTCGTGGCTCACGCTTTGAAGTTAAGCCCGGTAAAGCAATCCTTACTAATGGTAATCCAGCAGAGATTCTATTCCCATTTAAGTTCGGACAAACATCGCCAGAGAACTTTAATACCTCCAAAGAATTTGAGCGTATGCTTCTAATGGCAACTGGCACATTAGATAGCCAAGGAGTAGTATCACAGGCTTCCAGAGACGCTTCTGGCGCTGGTATGTCAATGGCGATGGCTGGCATTATCAAGAAGTATAAGCGGACTCTGACGAACTTCCAAGAAGACTTCATGGTTCCGCTAATTAAGAAAGCAGCCTTCCGTTATATGCAGTTTGACCCTGAGCGTTATCCTTCTGTAGACATGAAGTTCATGCCTAGCGCTACTTTGGGTATTATGGCTCGTGAGTACGAACAACAGCAGCTTATTGGCTTGTTGCAGACCCTTGGACCAAACACTCCAGTACTACCAATCATCCTTAAAGGCATTATTGGTAACTCTAGCCTGTCTAATAGGGCTGAATTGGAGCAAGCATTGACCCAAATGAGTCAACCAGACCCACAACAGGCTCAAATGCAGCAGATGGCGCTACAGATGGATATGCAACAGAAGCAAGCCACTACCCAGTCGCTACAGGCTAGGGCGCAAAGAGACTCTGCAGAGGCTGCTAAGACGGTTGTAGAGACCCAATTGATGCCAGAAGAGCTTCGTGCTAAGGTTATTAGTTCGCTTTCTACCAACATTGATGGCAAAAACCAAGAATCTGAGTTCGCTAAACGAGCTAAGATAGCAGAATTGATGCTCAAAGAAGCCGATATTAAAAATAAAGGCAAGATTGTTGAGCTTCAGATGCAAAAACAACAAAAGATGTAAAAATTACTTGACTTTTTTATAAAGTTGTGGTAAAATGCGGTTATAAATGTAAGTGAGTACTTACATACATTCTCCAACAAGGACAAAGAATGATAGATAAAAAACTACAAGAATACTATGAGAGTCGCTTTGCAATGATGGCGACTCAAGGTTGGTTAGATTTGATGGAAGATGCACAGAATATGTTCAATTCCTTAAATCAAGTATTACCAATCCAAAACGAAGCTGATTTACAACTAAAGCGTGGACAACTGGACATTCTCCAGTGGTTAATCAGCTTAAAAGATGTTTCAGAGCAATCCTACGAACAGCTCTTATCGGGAGATACGGCGAATGAGTAGGAAGTTATATGACTTTAAATGCTCAGAAGGACATATCACAGAGAGTTTTGTTGGAGATAAAACAACAGTAATTCGTTGTGAATGTGGTTTAGACGCTAACCGGATTATTTCTCCTATAAGAATTAGTTTGGATGGCACTGACCCTGTTTTCGTATCTGCCTACGATAGATGGGCGAAAAGGCACGAAGACAAACAGAAGCAAGAAGTAAAGCAAAACGCCTGAGATACCTTTATTGGGAAATAAAGCCTCAGATTATTAATCCTAAAATCACTTGATTCGGTGACAGGAGACTTTAAATGGCAGCAAATTTTATTCAAGAAGAAGAACTGTTTGAAAGCAATGAGCAAGAAGTAGTACAAGATGTTGCAACTCCAGAGGCATCTACAACCGATGCACAACCTGCAGTTAAACAACAAGAACCAGTAGACGAGTTACCTGAGAAGTATCGAGGTAAATCCGCATCAGAGATTGCAAAGATGCACCAAGAGGCTGAAAAGCTCATTGGTCGTCAAGCAAATGAGGTTCACGAAGTACGAAGTCTTGCAGACCAGCTTTTAAAGCAACAACTCGAAGCTCGAACAAAAGAAACAGCGCCTATTGAAGAATCGCTTGAAGAAGACTTTTTTGTCGACCCTAAACAGGCTGTCAACAGACAAGTAGAAAAGCATCCCGCTGTAATTGAAGCTAGACAAGCAGCATTAGAAATGAAGAAGATGAAGACGGCACAACAACTGTCGGCTAAACATCCTGATTTTACCACTATCGCACAAGATACTGGATTCCAAGATTGGGTAAAGTCTTCAAAGATTCGACTGAACTTGTTTGCCAAAGCTGATGCAGAATTTGACTTTGATGCCGCTGATGAGTTATTAAGTACTTACAAAGAACTTAAACAAATCAAACAGCAGACTCAAACGACTCAAACTGCAGCAGTAGAAAGCAAAGCTCAAGAACAAGCAATGAAGGCAGCTACAGTTGATGTTGGTGGTGCTGGCGAGAGTAGCCGAAAAGTATATCGTCGAGCAGACCTAATTAAATTGAAACTTACCGACCCTAGTCGTTATGAAGCACTGCAGGATGACATCCTAGCAGCGTACGCCGAGGGAAGAGTTAAGTAATTTTAGACTTAATAATTAACAAAGGATATTAATCATGGCAGCAGTAACATACCCCGGCGGTAGTACATCTATCGTCAACAAAACAGCAGCAGACAAGTTTATTCCAGAGATTTGGAGTGACGAAGTAGTAGCTGCATACAAAGCAAACTTAGTTCTTGCAAACCTCGTCCGTAAAATGTCTTTCAAAGGCAAAAAAGGCGACACATTGCATATTCCTAAACCAACTCGTGGCACAGCAACGGCTAAAGCAGCTAACACTGCAGTAACCATTCAAGCTAACACCGAGAGCGAAGTACAAGTCCTTATCGACCAGCACTTCGAGTATAGCCGTTTCATCGAAGACATCGTCGAGACTCAAGCATTGTCTTCCTTGCGTTCTTTCTACACTGACGACGCTGGTTATGCTTTAGCTAAGAAAGTTGACGACACTCTCATCGCTTTAGGTAAGTCCTTTGGCGACGGTGACGCTTCTGACTGGGTTCATAGCAATGTGTATTACATCGACTCAAGCACTGGCTTAACATTGTACGCAGAAGATACCGTTGTTACTGGCGATGTATTTACCGATGCTGGTTTCCGTAAACTCATCCAGTTGATGGACGACGCTGATGTTCCAATGGATGGTCGTAAGTTTGCTATTCCTCCATCACTCCGCAACGCTATCATGGGTATTGACCGTTACAATAGCTCTGACTTCGTTGATGGTCGTGGCGTAAACAATGGTCAAATTGGTAAGTTGTATGGCATTGATATCTATGTATCAAGCAATATGCCTACTATCGAGACCGCTGCAGCTAACTCTGTTGGCGACGCAGTTAAAGCTGCTCTCTTATTCCATACTGATACTATGGTCTTTGCCGAGCAACTTGGTGTTCGTTCACAAACTCAGTACAAGCAAGAATACTTGTCGACTCTCTATACCGCTGATACTCTCTTCGGTACTAAAGTAGTTCGCCCAGAAGCTGGCTTCGTACTCGCTGTAAACGCCTAATATTGGCTCTCAAGCTCCTTAGCTACGGCTAGGGAGTTTGTTTAAATGCATTCCATGAGTGTATTTAGACAAACATAGGAGATTACTTTGAGCCTATATCGGGGACCCGGTGGGTCAGGAGACGCTACAAACGATGCTTCTAGTCAAGCAGTTTTAGCCACTGCCGCAGCAAACGCAGCAGAAGTATCTAAGAATCAAGCACAAGCATCTGCGTCAGCAGCATCATCTTCAGCGTCATCAGCAAGTACATCTGCGACTAACGCCTCTAATTCAGCATCCTCTGCCGCAGCGTCAGTAGCAAGTATCGGTACTTCGGTTAGTGATGCAGCAACTTCAGCAAGTAACGCTAGTACTTCAGCAACTAATGCAGCATCGTCTGCGTCATCGGCATCAACTTCTGCGACGAATGCAAGCAATAGTTCTTCATCGGCATCCACTAGCGCTAGTAATGCAAGCACATCGGCATCAAATGCGTCTACAAGCGCTACCAACGCTTCTAACAGCGCCACAACCGCATCAACAGCAGCAACTAATGCTGGTACAAGTGCAACTAATGCAGCATCGTCTGCGTCCACAGCATCAACTGCAGCAACCAATGCGAGTAACAGTGCTTCGTCAGCATCAACCTCTGCAAGCAATGCTAGTTCTTCTGCATCCTCTGCCTCGTCATCAGCATCCACTGCGACGACACAGGCAAGTAACGCTAGTACATCGGCGACTAATGCAGCATCGTCTGCCTCATCTGCATCAACATCGGCAACAAACGCCAGTAACAGTGCCTCAACAGCATCTACAGCAGCAACCAATGCGTCAGCAGCTCAGGTCGCAGCAGAAACCGCTAGAGACCAGACACTAACAGCTTACGATAACTTTGATGATAGGTATTTAGGAGCTAAGACTTCTGACCCTACACTCGATAATGACGGTAATGCCTTATTAGCTGGTGCTTTGTATTTCAATAGCTCTTTGGGCTATATGAAGGTGTATACCGGCTCTGTCTGGGTTGATGCCTATGCTGCTGGAACTAGCTTTTTAGCCAAAGCAAACAATTTAAGCGATTTAGTATCTACATCAACTGCTAGAACTAATTTAGGTGTTGCTATAGGTGTTAATGTTCAGGCTTACGATGCAGACTTAGCAACGATTGCTGGTCTAACTCCCACCAATAACTATGCTATTATTGGTAATGGAACAAGCTGGACTTCTTCAGCATTGCCAGCAACAGGTGTAACTTCTGTAACAGGCACAGCACCGATTGTTTCTAGTGGCGGCACTACTCCAGCAATCTCGATACCAGCAGCAACTTTGAGTGTTAATGGTTACTTAACCAGCACTGATTGGACTACTTTTAATGGAAAACAAGCTGCTTTAGTTAGTGGCACAAACATCAAGACTGTTGGTGGTGTTAGTCTCCTAGGTTCTGGCGATGTAGGTACTCTTACAGTAGCTTATGGCGGAACTGGGGCTACCACGCTAACAGGGTACTTAAAAGGCAACGGAACCAGTGCTTTTACAGCTAGTTCGACAATTCCGGGGTCAGATATTGATGGAACAATAGATGGTGGAAGTTTTTAAAAAAGACTTGACAAAACAGTCAATTTGTGTTATCATTAGGAAATAAACTATGCCTACAATCTTAAAACTTAAAAACAGTGTAACAACGACTGCTGCTCCTGCCACTTTGGTACAGGGCGAAGCCGCTGTTAACATTACAGACAAGAAAGTCTGGATTGGTAACGCTGCGTCTTCTCCAGTTCAAATCTTAGGTGCTGGAGCAACCGTAGAAGGAACTACCTTAACCATGACTGGAGATGGTACTTTCTCTGGCACTGGTCAATTAAAAGTACCTGCAGGAACAACTGGACAGCGTAGCGGTTCTCCTGCTGCGGGTATGATTCGATATAACTCCACCACAGGTGGATTTGAAGGCTACACAACTGCATGGGGTTCTATCGGTGGCGGTGCTACTGGAGCAGGTGGTGATACAGTATTTCAAGAGAACTCGCCTACTGTGACAACCTCTTACACACTATCAACAGGAAAAAATGCTATGTCTGTAGGTCCAATTACGATTAACGGTGGTGCAACAGTAACAGTACCGTCTGGTGCTAGATGGGTAATATTATGAGTATCGTTCTTCAAGGAAGCACATCAGGTAGCGTTACATTACAAGAACCAGCCGTTGCTGGTACTACTGTATTGACCTTACCAGCCGTATCAGGAACAGTCATTACTACTGGTTCTTCTGCTGTAGTTACACAAGCAATGTTAGCTACTGGTGTGGCTGGTACTGGGCCAGCGTTTAGTGCTTATCAATCTTCTGCACAAACTTTATCTTCAACAACATACACAAAAATTAACTTTCAAACTGAAGAATGGGATACTGCAAACTGTTTTGATAGCACAACTAATATGCGGTTTACTCCAAATGTTGCTGGCTATTATCAATTAAATGGTGGTGTATCTCTTAATTCATTTACGGCAGGGGTAATTATAAATTTTTATAAAAATGGAACATCTAATAAGATTGTATATTTTAATTCATTCGGTGGTTTTTCAAGCTCTAATGGTGGTTTTGGTTCTGCAATTATTTATTTTAATGGGTCAACAGATTATGTTGAAATGTATGCGTACATATCTGCGGGACAACCTTTATCAACGGGTGAAAATTTAACATATTTTCAAGGCACACTAATTAGGACTGCATGATGACTTTAATTGAAAAAATATTAACAATTTATCCTGAATTAGCAAATTACAATTTTGCTTTTGGCGATATTCTTTTGCAAAACGATTCAGACGGCAAAGGCGATTACATTGCCAAGTGGGAACATCCAACCTTGCCAAGACCAACAGCAGAGGAGTTAGCATAATGGCTGTCACAATAAATGCAAGTACAACCACAGGGCTAGTTCAGAGTGCTGATACAAGTGGAACAATCGAACTACAAAGTAATGGCACTACTAAACTAACAGTAAGTTCTAGCGGTGTAAACATTGGTCAGATGAATGGCGGTGCTATTACTAGCGGAACTGCTGTAGCTTCTACAAGCGGAACAAGTATTGACTTTACTAGCATTCCTAGCTGGGTTAAGCGTATTACTGTAATGTTTGATGGAGTAAGTACAAATGGGTCAAGTTTAGTTTGTATTCAACTAGGGGATTCTGGTGGAATAGAAACAACTGGAT